AAACGTCGTTCTGATTTGGATTATAAAAAGTGGGAAAGGGATATGCGCAAGCCCCCTTCTTCCCGTGTTCATCTTAAACGCCGTCGTGGCTCTACTAAATTTTAATATAAGGAGATATCTTATGCGTCATCGTCGTCATCGTTCTACTCGTCGTCATCATCGTCGTCATTCTGTTGCCCGTTCTCATCTATCTAAGCGTCGCTCTCGTCGTAATTTTCGTTCTGGCACTCGTACTCATCATCGTAATCATATATCGCTCTCTCGTGGTGGTATCGTCTTATGACTTATTCTTATCTTACTGTTGAACAAAATCAACGTATGTCTCTTTTAAAAGCACGCGCTAAAGCGCGCGCTGAGTATACAAAGCAGGGAATTTGTACTGACTTATTTTATGATGACTTTGTTGCAGATTGTCAATGTGAACATTGCAAACAATATCGTGCTGATGTTTTGCGTTTTAATTCTGCTGTTGATTTGTTTCCTAGTGATATTCCTTTTTAGTTTATGGCTTGCTATTCCCCGCTTCAGGCCTATCGTAATCCTTTCGACCATGCTGGTCCTCTTTTATTTTCCCCTCCTCATCCTGGTTTTTCTGCTTCTGCAAATATTGCTTTATCTGGTTTAAAAATTCCTTGTGGTCGTTGTATCGGTTGTCGCCTTGAATACTCCCGCCAGTGGGCTATGCGGTGTCATCATGAAGCCTCACTTCATATCTTTAATTCTTTTATTACTCTTACCTACGACCCTGAGCATTTGCCTCAAGACGGCTCTTTGAATGTTGTTCATTTTCAGAAATTTATGAAGCGTTTGCGTAAAAAGATTCAGCCGCTGAAAATTCGTTTTTTCCATTGCGGCGAATATGGTGATAAAACCCGCCGTCCGCATTATCATGCGTTGATTTTTGGTTATGGATTTTCTGATAAAAAAATCTTTAAAAAGCAGAAATCTGGTGATTTATTTACTTCAGATATTTTGACTAAATGTTGGGGCATGGGTCATTGCCTTCTTGGCGACCTTACCTTTGAATCTGCGGCTTATGTAGCCCGCTATGTGGTTAAAAAAATCAATGGCCAACAGAAATTTTTACACTACGCTGTTATCAACCATGAAACTGGTGAGTTTCACTCTCTCAAGCAAGAATACACTACTATGTCTCGTCGCCCGGGTATTGCGGCCGACTGGTTTGCCAAATACTATGAAGATGTTTATCCTTCCGACTCTATCTTTGTTAATGGCCGCGTCATGCGGCCGCCAAAGTATTATGATGTTTTGTTTAAAAAACTTGACCCTGCTCTTATGGAGCAGATTTCTGATACCCGTCGTGATAATTTTAATCCTACTGATTGCACCCCTGACCGTCTTAAAGTTCGTGAAATTTGTGCGCAAGCAAAATTGTCTCAGTTTTCTCGTGATGTTGTTTAGTATTTCCTTATTCTCCTGAATTATTGGCGCTTTGCGCCTCGGTGTTGCGTTTGCCTTGCCGTTCCAAGGCGTGTATACTTCTTGTTTTATCATAAAACCGGAGATTTTCCATGAAAGCACCCAAGATTTACTCTATATATAATCGTTCTACTTCCTTTGTCAAGCATGATTTTCCTGATGGCCTAACCGAACAGCATCATGCTGAATCGTGTGATATTAATGTTATTGTTGCCCGGGCAATGCTTGACCCTGAGTCTTTGACTCCTGAGCAACCCCCCCAGTATTTAGATTTAAGTAACTACCCCGATTTTGAGACTATGCAAAATCATGTCGCTGAAGCCCACTCGTTATTTGAGGATTTGCCTGCTGAAGTTCGTTTTAAGTTTAATAATAAACCTTCTGAATTGCTAAAATTTATGTCCGATCCTGCTAACGCTAATGAAGCTGTTGAATTAGGCTTGTTTGAGCCTTCTGAGCCTACTAAATCTGATACTTCTGATACTAAGCCTGCTTCTCCCCCTCCTGAGAATTTAAAACCTCAGGATAAGCTTCCTACGCCTCCTGCTAAGGAGGCAGTTGCGCCAGCAACTACACAATTACCCACTTGATGTAATTGTGTGGAGTGACACCTTTTTGGTTTTCACTCCTTTTTTTTACCATTTTTTAAATGGTCTTTTAAGTTTATTTATTTATTTGTATTTACTTGTATTTATTTGTGGTATAATGTATTTACTTTAACAACAATAGGATTTATTATGTCATCATCAATTATGTATACTTTGTACGATTCTAAAGCTGAGTTCTACTCTGCTCCGTTCTTTGCTCCTAATGAGACTGTTGCTACTCGTGATTTTCATAAACTTATTCATGTTACCGGTGCTATTTCTCCTTTGTATGCTGGTGATTTCACTTTGTTTGAAGTTGGTTCCTTTAGCCCTGATTCTGGCTTGTTTGAGTCTCTTCCTAATCCTCGCCAAGTTGTTGCTGGTTCTTTTTTGAAGGATCATACTTATGAGTAGGAAATACGGCTCGTCTCATGACTTCGATAAAGTTCCTAGCGCTAATATTGACCGTTCTAGCTTTAATCGCTCCCATGGCTCTAAATTTACTTGTGATGCCGGTCTTATTGTTCCTATATTTCTTGATGAAGTTCTCCCGGGCGACACTTTTAATTGTCGGCTTACTGCTTTTGGTCGTCTTTCTACTCCAATCTTTCCAATAATGGATAATGTTCATATTAGTACTCATTTTTTCTTTGTTCCAAATCGTTTAGTTTGGAATAATTGGGAACGTTTTAATGGAGAACAGGACCACCCTGGCGCCTCTACTGATTTTAATATTCCTCAAATGCAGTCCTTTACTCCCGATATTAATTCTGTTGCTGATTATTTTGGTCTTCCTATAACTGGTAAGGCTTTATCTGGTATTTCTGCTCTTCCATTTCGTTCTCATAATCTTATTTTTAATGATTGGTTTCGTGATGAGAATTTGCAATCTTCTATTTCTGTTCCTGTTGATGATGGTCCTGACCCTATTGCAGATTATGATATTGAGCGTTCTCGTAAGCGTAAAGATTACTTTACTGGTTGCTTGCCTTGGCCCCAAAAGGGCACGGCTTCTTTTATTGCTGATACTGGTAATCTTTCAGTTACTACTACTTCTGTTCCTAATTATCCCTTCGGCCATGCTTTCCATTTTGAAACAGACACTGGCCGTCAAGGTATTTTTGTGTCTAAAATGCATGATTGGAATGTTAAATTTGATAGAGAAGCTCAGGTTTCTGAGCCTCTTTACCATACCCCCGACGCTGATGGTTTGAATATTAAATCTACTTCAACCCTTACTGGTTCAGTTCATACTACCGTAAATGCTCTCCGTGAAGCCATTGCTGTCCAGCGTATGCTTGAGCGTGATGCTCGCGGTGGTACTCGTTATATTGAAATTATTAAGGCTCAATTTGGTGTTGTCTCTCCTGATTCTCGTCTTCAGCGTCCTGAGTATCTCGGTGGTGGCCATTCCCGCCTTGATGTCTCCCAAGTTGCTCAGACGTCTAATACTAATTCTACTTCCCCTCAAGGCAACCTTTCTGGTTTTGGTACTGCTGAGTTGCATGGTCATGGATTTAAGAAATCTTTTACTGAGCATGGGCATGTTTTAGGTTATATGGTTGTTCGTGCTGATTTGACTTATTCTCAAGGTATTCATCGGATGTGGTCGCGTAAAACTCGTTTCGACTTCTACTGGCCTGCGTTTGCTCATCTTGGCGAACAGGCTGTACTCAATAAAGAAATTTATTCTAACTCTGATGCTGATGATGATAAAGTTTTTGGTTATCAAGAGCGTCATGCTGAATATAGATATAAACCTTCTTCAATTCATGGGAAACTACGTAGTGCTGCATCAGGTAGCCTTGACGCTTGGCATCTCTCTCAGTTCTTCAGTTCCCGCCCTTCGCTTAGTCTTGGTTTTATTCAGGACCAACCTCCGTTTGATAGAGTTGTTGCCGTTCCTTCAGAACCTACTTTCATCTTTGACTGTTACTTTAAGTTAATCTGTGCTCGTCCTCTGCCTACCTATGGCGTTCCTGGCGGTATGTCTAATTTCTAGTGGCTCATATTCCCTCATTTGCTGACTTTGATTATTTCTTCCTTTTTGGTGCTTGGTTCCAACTTATTGGTGCTTTGGCTTCTGCGGCCGCTGGTGCTTATGGTGCTAGTAAGTCTGCTAGAGTTTCTCAACAAAATGCCCGTGAGCAACGTGCTTGGCAAACTGAAATGTCAAATACTGCTCATACTCGTGAGATTGCTGACCTTAGAAATGCTGGTTTAAACCCTATTTTGTCCTCAAAAAATTCTGGTGCGCCTACCGGTGCTGGTGCAATGGCTCAAACTCCAGATTTCTCCAAATCCTATGGTTCTGCTGTTTCTAATGCTCTTATGATTGCTCAAACTCGTAAGACTAATGCTGAAGCCACAATTGTTGAAGATCATCAAAATCAAGCTAAACTTGAGTCTGAGTTGTATGGTTCAGGTGTTGGAATGATTCCTGTTGCTTCTAAAGCTATTCGTGGTCTTGGTTCGTCTGCTTATTCTGCTTATAAAGGTGTCCGTCGTTATTTTAATAAACCTCGTTCATATAAGCCCCGTAAGCCTAAAACTTCCTCTAAACGTCGTTCTGATTTGGATTATAAAAAGTGGGAAAGGGATATGCGCAAGCCCCCTTCTTCCCGTGTTCATCTTAAACGCCGTCGTGGCTCTACTAAATTTTAATATAAGGAGATATCTTATGCG